ATGAATCGTGATGTCGCAGCGGTAATTAATGCTTTCGCTAGAATTAATGATCCTGTGGAGTCCGCGTGGATGTGGCAAAAGTGGGACAAATTCCAAGGCTGGTTGAAGGCTGGTATGATCGCTACCCCCGGATTTGTGGAGCGTAACATTTTTGGTGCGTACTTTAACGCTTGGCTTGACGGTGTGGACTTGAATGAGATTGCTGCAATGGGTAAAAAAGTCAGCACTATTGCTAACAAGTCGATGAGAGATAACACCAGTTTTTATGACGCTGCTCGTGCAATGGCGAAGAGTGATCATCCTGATGCTGATTTGTATGAGGATATTGTTTCTATGTTGGATGTTGGTGTGCGTGGGGGAGGTCAAGCAATATCTTCTGTCGAGTTGGAATACGGGTTGAGGAATGCTCGTAGTTTGGACATAATTTTTGGTGGTAAAAAAGGCGGGCGTACATTCAGAACTAAACCAGTTTCTTTCTGGAGTCCTCAGTGGACTCCTTTTACGGCTGTCAGAACTTTAAACAGTTGGGCTGAGGACATTATCCGTTTGGGTGTAGGCGCTGATACTTTGAAGGCTGGTGGAACTGTTGATGATGTGTTGAACCGTATCGCTAAAACACAGTTCGATTATGACGAGTTGACTAAGTGGGAGCGTACTTGGGCTAGAAGGTTCATTCCGTTTTACACTTGGACTCGGAAGAATCTTCCGTACCAGTTGGAAAAGTTTTGGACACAACCAGCAAAATATAATCGTTTGATGTCTATTAAACGTAACCTTGAGATGGGTACTGAAGGTGAGAATGTGGTTCCTGATTATTATATGGAACCGTTCGGTATGAGGCTGCCTTTCAAATATAAGGGCGCTGTTGTTTATACTGCTCCTGATTTCCCGTTTCAGGATTTGTTCAGGTATGACCCTATGAAGGGTGGCGGTCCTATTAGCGGTTTGGGGAATATAACAAAAAATGTTTTGTCTTCCACTTCTCCGATTGTTAAAACTCCTTTGGAAGTGGGTTTCGGTAAATCTATTTTCACGGGCATCCCGTTCACTGGCAGGTACCAGCAGGCTCCTAATCCGATAACTAAGATAGAACCTTTGATGTATGTGTTGGACGAGTTGGGTATGGCAAAGAAATCTCCTACTGGTTGGAAGATGCGGGATCATTACATTTATTTGGTTAATGGTGTATTGCCTACGGTTAATTTGTTGCGGAGAATGTTCCCTAATGAACGCAAGTATCAGCGCACTCATATACGAAACTTGATTAGTTTCGCTGGTGGTGTGAATGTCAACTTCAACACTCCTGAAGTGCAATATAATTGGTTGCAGGGACAGAAATGGGAAGAATTATCGGATCGGCAAGACCAAAAGGATCTGCTGTTCCGTGTCAAGTAACGGGACAAAGAGGAGTATAAGTTATGAAGCACGTGTCTAGAGAAACGTGGGGTGCTAAACCTCCCCCTAAAGGCAAGTTCGACAAGTTGAACTCTTCAAGGGTGCAGGGTGTTGTGGTACATCACTCTGGTGTTGAGAACGGACCTAAAGGGTCCGCTGCTGTTCAGGCTTTTGAACGTCACCATATGGGTAAAGGCTGGGATGGTATTGGTTACAACTGGTTGGTTGATGAGAGTGGAACTATTTTTGAGGGGCGCGGCTGGGAGAGTCGTGGCGCTGGCACTAAGGGTTGGAACAGTCGTTCCATTAGCGTTTGTTACACAGGCTGGGGCGGTAACAAGCCTCGTGATGAGGCGTTACGTGCTTTAGAGGCTGTTGTTGCGGGTGCTGAAGCACATTTCGGTAAGGGAATGTGGGTGTCTACTCATCGTAAGAAAGCCAAAGCAGGTTACACGACGTGTCCTGAGAAGTGGTTGGGTGACTGGGTTGAGAATGGTATGGGTACTGTGCAGCCTCCTGAGACTGTTGATTGGGCTGCTATTATTCGGTTCTTTAAAGATTTACACGAGCAGGTGAAGCAGACTCCTTTGTCTCGTTCTTCTCGTAGTCGTGGTTTGCCTGTCCGTTTGGTGCAGGGAAAGTTAGCGGAGCGTGGTTTTGATGCTGGTCCTGTTGATGGGGTTTACGGCAAGAAAACTGGTGATGCTGTTAGAGAGTTTCAGAAGACGCAAGGTTTTTTGAAGGTTACGGGTGTGGTGAACGGTGAAACGTTCGGCTGCCTGTTTATACAATAAGGAAAAATATTATGCCAAAGGGTACAGGATATGGTTCTTTTGAGGACACTTTTGGTTCTCAGGATGAGCAACTTCACAACTCTTCTTCTTCATTCAACATGTGGGATATGAGTCAGAAGGCTAAGAAAGCCGCAGCATATTTGCGGGGAACTAAATTGGGCAACGCCGCACATGGTGGTCGTCCTTTCGGAAAGTAGGTTATTATGCCACACAATTTGGATGGTAAAACAATGAAGGTGCCTAAAGCCTCTAAGGTTTTAGTAGACACTGCTTCTCAGGGTGGGAACCAAGGTTCTCTCACTGGTGACGCTATGTTACGAATGAGTAACGGAATGCGTGCGAAGTTTGACGAGAACGACTAATGGGTCGTAAAAAACCTCGTCCAAGATATTAATCTAATAAAGGAAAAAATTTGAAGAACATGTTTGATGTATTAGAGCGTGCTGGGTGGACTTTCGCTCAAGCGTTCCTTGGTGTTTTCGTTGTTGCTGACTTGTCGTCAGCGAAGGGTGCGGGTATTGCTGGTATGGCAGCAGCCGTGTCTGTTCTTAAAACTATGGTTAAGGACAAGGTAGCGAAGTAATGATGGAAGCCGACCTTGAGGCTAAATGGGATGAGTTTATGGAGGTTGAAGGGTTCACTCTTCAAAAAGATATTTATGATCACCTTCAGGACACTGCCCATTTGTTTGATATCAGGGATGGCATTCATGCTAAGTGGTCACCTGATGGTGTTCTAGGTATACTTCTAATCTTTCATGAGCAGGAGGCTGAAATTCTGCTCGCCGCTTTTGAAGCGGCTTTAGATGGTGTTGATGAGGCTGGTGAGGCGTTCGCTGTTTGGACTACTTCTTTGATGGGGTTGTTGAGACAGTCCATGATTCCTAATTGGGAAGAGTAGTCACCTTTTAAGCCATTCTTGAACGAGTTCTGAGTCAATTAGTTTAGTCATCAGTTCACGTCTTATCTTGTCACGTCTACGGGCTAGTGACGTTTTAGGTATACCCAGTATGCGTCCTGCTCCTCTGAGTGACAGGCGTTCTACTATCAGGGCGTTGAATATCCATCTGTCTTCTGGTGTCAGGTCGTCGATTACTGCACCTATGAGTTCTTTCAGGTGGGCGGTTGCTTCTAAGGATGGGGTCCATGATTCTTGGAACGGTGCGAGTTCCATTAATGATTGCATTTCTGTACTGGGTCTTGGTTTGTATAAAACTTTATTGTTTGATACGAACACCCATTCTTCAGTCGGAAATTCTTTCTTCTTCCCCATCAGCCTTCCAAGTGGTTACACTATGTAAATGGTTGGCTGCTATAACTCTAGTGTTTTCTTCGTCGTAACCTGATGGTTCTCCGAGTTCCCACGCTTCGTCGTGGTCTAACCATCCTAACATTTCGACTGTGCGAAATTCGTCGGATACTGGTCTGACTACGAACAGGACAAGTCCTTTTCCTAGTTGCCTTTTCCTTACGGCTGCGTTGTTGGATGTTCTAACTCTTCTTACTTCGATGTTGTTTCCTACGTCTGCACGGTTACGGTTTTCTTGATGACGGTTGCCTGCCCATACGTGACCACCCCAGTATTGGTTGGTCACTCTGGCTACTGCTAGTTCACCGATTGCTGCGGCGACTTGTGCTGTTCTGTCATCTTCCATGTATTCACGCTTATAATGGGTAGCATCTTGTTTTTCCCAATTTTCCGTAAAGCGTCTGATACCTACATGAGATGCCCATTCATATTCCCACTTTTCTAATTCAATTAATATCACGACGGTCTACTTTCACTGCGTTTATTCGTACTACTTGGTTGTCGTCATCCCATGCTATTCCATTTAAAGCATCTAATGTGAGTTTAACATAATTATCTAGGTCACCTCTGAGAGTTTTTGCTGAGTGTGGTGAGGTGGTTACGTGAATGATTGTTTCGTCCGGTGTGTACATTAATGTGACTTCTACGGGTTCTGTAAATTTTTGTTCGACTTGTTCGTTCCATGCTTTTGCTACATGGTTTTCTTCTTCCAGTGTGCTTTTAGGAGTAAATACTTTTCCTCCTTTGGTGTGCCGTGGTCTGGCTTTTACTTTAGGTTTACGATCTACTATCGCTATGAATGATTCCATCTTGTTCTACTTTTTTACAAGCGTTCCTTACTGTTTCTTCTAGGCGTTTGTCGCCGTCTGGTCTTTTATTATATTTCCCTCCCCAGTCGATGTCTGCTTCTTTCAATTCTTTTAGTATCACATCTTCGGCGTATCTTTGTGTTGCCATTGCGCAGGCGAGGGCGAAGAGTGTGCTGGATCTGTCTCCTTCTGGTTTTTCTGGTTCTGGTCGTGGACCGTTACGCCGTATCACTCCTGACAGACCGTCCAGCACCCCCGTATAGGGGGTCTTCCTATAGGTAAATGCTGGGCGAGGCTCAGGAGGGCTGTACAGGGCTCTCACAGGCTCCCACGCAGCAGGTGTTATACGTGTTGGTATTGCTTCTTTTAGGAACACTCTGAGAGGAACCATAGAAAAGGAGTATTCGGGGTTGTCCATCTCGTTGTAACCACCCTGTTTACGGTTCGCTGCGTAGGGTAGTCTCACTCCGTTCCCCCATCCTCTTTCAGTTATTTCTGTTTGCTTCGGGTTGACTTCTTTAACGGGTGCTTCCACTATTTCACACGCTGCTGTTAAACCTACTCTTACATCTATAGCAGACATGGGTTCTATGAAGAACACCCATACGTGGAATCCTTTTGAACGTGACCGTTCAACCCAAGAAGTCACTCCTAGTTGTTTAAGAACTTCTCTCAAGTTCTTAGCGTGAATGTATGACTCTGCTATTCCTTCATCAAAGTCAACGCATCCCCACCAGACTTTAATTCCATCTTCAAGTGCGACCAGTGGGTACACACCGATGGCAGGAGAGTCCTTCAGGTGGTCTTCGACCACGTTCAGGAAGTCTTTGCCGTCCGCTGGTATGTACCCACCGTCCGCTGTTTGCCAAGGACGAAAATCTCCGTCATCTTTAGCGACACGTCCGCCACGAAACAGTAAAGCAAAATCAGTTATCTGCTCGAATGTTACTTCGTAGAGTTCACTGGTTTCCATCTGGAATCAGTTCCTCCCAATAAGGGTGAACGTGACCGCACTCTGGATCTAAGTAATACGTTTGATCTAGGAGTCTGGCTGTTCTCTTATTTTTGCAAATATTCATATTGATACTGTTCTCATGATATTTGATTTCCCAGTTTGAAAGATCTTCTCGATCTTTCTTTCTGTAAACCTCCATCACAAATATGGCTTCTTGTTCGCCACCATATCTACCGGCGTGGATACCAGCAGGTTTACCTCGTTCACCTGCGGATCTACCCGCTTGGTGGACAAGACCGACTGGTACACGCTGGGTTTTAGCCCAACGTTTCAACGCTTGCGCTTTGGATGTAACTCCTGTTGCGTCAGCGTCACCGCCGATCATCAGTTCAAGATAATCGATCATACAAAAGGAAGGGTTGGTACCCCACCATTCTCTCGCTTCATCCATCGCTGCTGACATGGCTTCTAATGACATTGATTCGTCGATGATTGCGATGCGAGACAGTTCCCGTTCGGAGGCTAAACTTAACGCATCTATTACGTTTCTGTCTCC